CCTCACTCTCAACTTTAGTTTCTGGATTTGTAACCTTAACCTTATGAGCTAATTTAGGCATTGTTTCAAAAAATTCTTCAACCATTTTAAATTGTTTAGAATTCATCTGTTCCACAAAATCCTTTAATTCTTTTTTAGTACATTCTGTAGCATCCCATGCTTCTTCTTCATTATAAACTTGATTTATACAATTCATAATAACTTCAAGAGATTGATCTACTTGAGGTTTGTCTGTACCTGTTTCAAAATTAGATTCAATAAATTGAGTTAATGAAGGATAATTCATTTGAACAGATAATTCATCATCCAATTTAATAACATTAGTATGATTTGGATTTTTCTGAACTTTAATAGAATCAATATCAATTTCCATTTGAACTTGTGTTCTTCCATCATCAGGACAAGTGACATTCACTTCTACAGTTTCACCTACAGATTTAGCTCTAATATTTAAAAACAAATATTCAATATCAAAAGTTGGTAATTTATCAACCTTTATTCCTCTGGTACTAATACAATCACTAATAACAGATTTAATTGCACTAGTAATTTGTTTAGTATCTTCAGATTCCAATGCCATGATTAAAATCTTCTCTTCTTTAACTAAAAAAGGTCTATATTTAACTTTTTTTCCATTAGAGGGCAATACCAACTCATAGAGTGGTGTAGAAATTTTTGGTAAAGGCATAATTCTTGATACACTTCAGTGTTTTATTTATAGTACCTTATCTATAACTTTATTGAGAATTTTTGTAAGAAGAGACTTTTTATTTGGATCAAGGATATACCTATCATAAGCAAACTGAACGGTTACTTTCAAAATATCTGCTTGACCATAATTAACTGGTATAGAAGTCATTCCTTTTGGAAAAGCATTTATAAATTTATATGTAATGGATTTATCCATATCTTTTTCAAATTTTGTAATGGATAAACAACCAGATTTATACCCAATCTTATTATCTCTATTCATAGGATAATTGAATCTTCTATAATAATTTTCACTATCATCTTTAATTATTCCTTCAACATTATCATCCCCAGAAATATAATCCATCCAACCTTCAAAAAATTTAAGTACATTATAATCTTGATCAACATAAAAAGTAAAATCACTATCAATATAGAGTCTAGTATGAGCAAATTGTTGATTTATACCTTGAAAATTATCTTTAACTTCTGCTGTAGCAAATGAACTTGTAGGCAATGTAGCCTCTGAACACATTATTCCAATATCCCCTCCATAAGAATATCGATAATTAACATCATAAGCAGAAAGCAAATAATCTTGAAGTTGATCAGTTATACCAGAAATATGAACTTGATACTGATTGTTTAATGATAACTTACTAAGATCCATTTTAGTAAGTGCATTCATCTTATATTTGGAAATAATACCTGCCACTCTAAATACCTTATAACAGTTTTATATTATAAAGTATTTAGATGTCTTATAAAGGTAGATATCAACCAAACAATCCCTTGAAGTATAAAGGTAACTTTAGAAACATAATCTATCGTTCTCTATGGGAGTTAAAATTTATGAAATATTGTGATAGTAATCAGAATATTTTAGAATGGGGAAGTGAAGAATTCTTTCTTCCTTATAGATCCCCCTTAGATAACAGAATACATAGATACTTTCCAGATTTCTACATTAAAGTAAAGGAAAATACTGGAAGAATTAAAAAATATGTTATTGAAGTTAAACCTAAAAAACAATGCATTGAACCAATACCTCAAAAAAAGAAAACAAAAGGATATATTTACGAAGTTAGACAATATGCACAAAATCAGGCAAAATGGAAAGCAGCAAAGGAATATTGTCTTGATAGAGGGTTAGAATTTAAAATATTAACAGAAGACGAATTAGGTATCACAAGATGACAAATAGTTATCCTACAGAAGATAAACATAATAGAATTCGGGGTGTTGTTAATAACATCATAGGAACAGAAGATCCTGACGATTTAATGTTAGAATTAATGGATGCTATTAGTAATACGGAAGTATCTGTTCCAGAAGCTGGAAAATATTATGCTTTTGTCTATAATCCAAAAACTCCTAATATTGAATATGATGCACACCCATTAGTTGCGGTTACTAATATACTCCAATGGGGGTTTAAAGGATTCAATTATCACTGGGGTCAAATGAGACAGTATACATGGCAAGAAGTAGTTGGTCGAGTGTATGAAATCTATCCAGAAGAACTTGCTGATGCAAGAGAGATACCTTTTGGCAAAAAACGTCTAAATAGTTAAAAAATAATATAAATGTCAACATATAAAGTCGGAGATATAACATATGACACTGCTACAGGTAGACCAATAACTTCTGATGGAAATTTTTTATTAGATTCTGAAAATAAAAAAGCACATTCCGAAATAACTTCAAAAATAAAAACATCAGGAACTTCAGAAAAACTCCCTTCCAACTTGAGATATCCATATAGCACCATTGACAATACACAAGATTTTATTAAATTCTCTATATTTAAATATAAAAGAAGTAGTGTTGTTACAAAAGATGAAAATAATCTAAAATCAGAATTATTAGGTAGTATTCTTCTTCCCATTCCAGCACAACTTGTAGATTCTAATAGTGCTAACTATGGACAAGGTAATATGAACTTCATGCAAGAAGGTGGGATAGGTGCTGCTGGTGCTCTCTTTTCAGGAGAAGGTGAAAAAGCAGGTAAGATAGTTAATAATATGATCGATAGTGCAACGGGAGGTTTAGTTAAAGATTATTTTGCAACTCAAGCAATTAATAGTATTGGTGGAAATTTAACCTTAGACCAAGTAATAGCAAGATCAAGTGGACAGATAATAAATCCAAATATGGAATTATTATTCAGTGGACCTGCTCTTAGAGATTTTAGTTATCAATTTAAATTTACACCAAGATTTCAAAGGGAAGCAGAAACTGTTAGAACCATTATCAAAGCATTCAAAAGAAATATGGCTCCTAAAGGTGCTGGTCAAGCAATGTTAAAATCACCAAATATATTTGAAATTCAATATGTTGGTAAAGCAAGTAATTATTTAAATAAAATTAAACTATGTGCCCTTAAAAATGTTGCCATGAATTATGCTGGTGAAGGAACATTCGTTACTTATCAAGATGGTTCCCCAATATCAATGAATATGACATTATCGTTTACAGAACTAACACCAATATATAATGAAGATTATGGATCATATGATGATAAAACAGACGGAGTAGGTTACTAAAATGGGATATTTTAGAGAATTACCAAACGTAGAATATCAAGATTTTTTATCTGACAGTATTTCTTCGCAAAGTTATCTGACGGTTAAGAACTTATTCAGAAGAAACAAACTACGTGATGATCTACAAAATGTCTTTACAGTCTTCGATAAGTATGAAATCGTAGAAGGTGCAAGACCTGATACCGTGGCAGAAGAATATTATGGTGATTCAGACTTAGATTGGGTTGTTTTAATTACTGCTGGCATTATTAATGTAAGAGATGAATGGCCTCTATCTAATCAGGAATTATATATTTTTACCGAAAATAAATACACCATTCTTCCTGCTGGTAAACATGTAAATAATAATTTTACAATACCAAAACCAGATACTTCCAATGAAGAAACAGCAACCCTTAATCCAGTAATTGGAATTAGTAATTGGGAATATGAAGTACTTAAAAATAATGAAAAAAGATCAATATACTTACTCAGAAAAATATACTTACAACAATTCTTAAATGATATGAGAGATATAATGATATATCAACAATCATCTCAACGAATAAATGATAGATTAATAAAAACAGAAAATACTAAGGTAAGTATTCCAAGGTAAAAAAAAGGGGGTCGTGAGACCCCTTTTTCTATTCTTGTGCTAATTTTTGAAAATACGATAACGTATCATCCTCTTCAATATCAGTTCCTGCTCCTGCACCAACAGCAGTAGTAACTAATTGTTCTGCCGAACCACGATCATTATCTTCATCAACAGTCTCTACATCTTCACGAACTGTAGTCTTGTTACCAAGAACATAACCAAGACGCTTCTTCAAATCTTCATAAGATTTGAATTGGTCTGCGGCAACAAACTCTTGAAGAGAATTTTCTTTCTTCCAGAGTGCTTCTAGTGCATCATCGTCATCCAATAATGGAGTGACAGCAGTGAACTCAGAAGAATCATAGTTACGATAACCAGCAACGTTTTTTGCTTTCAACTTGAAGTTAGCACCTTGCCAGAAATCAAATGGATCAATTGCTTCCTCATCCTC